ACCACGCTGTCGGCTACTGACGGCGACTAAATAGTCACCATGTAGCATCAAGGGCTGGTTTCTGCGAGAGGCCAGCCCTTTCTTACATTAAGAGGTTGCGATGGCAGCAGGCGATACAGGTGTTTCAATTTGTTCTGACGCGCTGATTCTGCTGGGCGCGAAGGCGATCTCATCTTTTAACGATGGCACCGACGAAAGCTCGGTCTGCGACCGTCTGTACCCAGACATCCGAGATTCGACCCTGATGATGTACCCCTGGTCGTTCTCAATGAAGAAGATCCAACTATCTCGGCTGATTACCACGCCGACCAGTTTCTGGAAATACGAGTACCAGCTACCAGGCGACCGGCTTGGCAATCCGCACTCTGTGCGTGATTCGGCTGCAGTGGGTGGCAATATGAGCGTCGATTGGGAGATCCAAGGCGACAAGCTCTTGACCAACCTGGATGCAGTCTATATCGATTACCAGTACCAGACGCCAGAGTTTGCAATGCCGCAATACTTTGTGCAGTTGCTGAAATACATGATTGCCTGGCACATTGCCGAGCCAATCACGGAACAAGGCGAGAAAACACTGCGTTGGCGGCAGATTGCTGTGGGTGATCCGGCAGAGAATGGTCGCGGTGGCTATGCTCGGCAGGCGATGGTGATTGATGGCAAGAACCAGCCGGTTCGCGTTATTGAAGATTACACCCTGACAGCAGTGAGGAACTGATGGCAAGGTTCGTTGACTTCACGACAAACTTCAGCACGGGTGAACTCGACCCGCTGCTGCGTGCGCGTGTTGATCTTCAGCAGTACGGTAACGCGCTGGCCAAGGCAACTAACGTCCTGATCCAGCCACAAGGTGGCCTGCGCCGCCGCCCTGGCACCAAGCACATCCTTGAGCTGCCCAACACTAGCACCGAGAGTGCTGGCAATGGTGTGCGCATGGTGCCTTTCCAGTTTAGTGTGGATGACAGCTATATGCTGTGCTTCACCCACAATCGTATGTACATCATCAAGAACGGTGTCGTACAGGCAAACATCAATGGCAGTGGCAACAACTATCTAACCACTACCATTGGCTCGAGCATTGTTGACGATATGTGCTGGACGCAATCGGCTGACACGCTGATTGTTGTGCATCCTGATATGCAGCCGGTACAGATCCAGCGTACTAGCGACACGGCCTGGACTGCGACTACGATTACGTTTGACAGCATCCCAAAGTATGCTTTCAACATAGACTTTCACACCAATAACTCTGAAACGCTAACGGTATCTGCAGTCAGCGGCAACATCACGCTGACTACCACCAGCTCAAAGCACGATTCTGGTACAGCTCAGGCTGGTGCTAGCACCACGATTACGCTGAAGTCGGCATCTAGTTCGGTGGATGATTACTTCAATGGCCTGTACATCACCATCACTGGTGGCACAGGTGCTGGTCAGGTGCGGATTATTGAGGACTACGTTGGCAGCACTAAGGTGGCGACAGTTGACCAGGCATGGACAACTGCACCTAACAGCACCAGCACCTACAGCATCACAAGCTGGACAACGGAAGCTGTCAATCAGTATGTCAACGTCACCCCGCAGGGTCGGGCTCGGATAACGCGCTATGTGTCGGCTACGGTGGTTGAGGCGATTACCGAATACCCATTCTTTAATACGGACACCATTGCTGCTGGCCGGTGGGAACTCGAGCATAACTATGAGGATGTATGGTCAAGCTCAAGAGGTTGGCCGCGGTCGGTGACTTTCCACGAAGGTCGGCTCTATTTCGGTGGGAGTAAGTCGCGGCCATCCACAGTGTGGGGCAGCAAGATCGGGCTATTCTTTGACTTTGTGCCGAATGAATCGCTGGATGATGATGCGGTCGAGGCAACGCTAGACACCAACGAGCTGAACGTCATCACCGACATTATCAGCTCAAGAGACTTCCAGGTCTTCACCACGGGCGGCGAGTTTTATGTGCCGCAGCAGGGTACTGATCCGATCACGCCGCTGACCTTCGTGTTTAAACAGGTGTCGCGTAATGGCATCAAGCCTGGCACCCGAGTGCAATCGGTGGAGTCTGGCTCGGTCTACATCCAGCGCCAAGGCAAATCGCTAAACGAGTTTGTATTTAGCGACACACAGCTCACCTACATCACGCAGCGTATCTCTCTGTTGTCTGGCCACCTTCTAAAGGGGCCGCAGCGGATTGCTCTGCGTCGTGCATCCAGCACAGAGGAAGCTGACCTACTGCTGATGACCAACACGATTGATGGCAGCATGGCTGTGTTTTCTGTGATGCGTAGCCAGCAGATTACGTCGCCGTCTGAGTACACTACAGACGGTGAATTTCTTGATGTCGGCGTGGATGTCACGCAGATCTACTGTATTACCAAGCGAGTATTCAATGGCACAACAAGGTACTTTGTTGAGCGGTTCCAAGATGATCTGTATACGGATTGCGCTTTTATTGGTGCCGCCGCAGCGAGCGCATCTGGCTTGCCGCATATTGGTAAGTCGTTGAACGTCATCACCGACGGTGTGCCACAGTCAAATGAGACTGTTAGCGGTGGTGGCTCGGTGACGTTTGACCGAGCATCAACCACCAACTACGAGGTCGGCCTGCCTATCACCGTGTATGTCAAAACCATGCCGGTTGAGATTAAACTGCAGACAGGCAGCCGAGTATCATTCAAGAAGCGTATTGTTGAGATCAGCGCAGTGCTGGAAGAGACACAGAATATCGTTGTGAACAACCAACCGGTGGCATTCAGGTTGTTGGATAACCCGCTGCTAGATGACCCAGAGCCAACCTTTACTGGTATCAAGCGGATCAACGGCGTGCTGGGTTACAACCGTGAGCAGTCGATTGAAGTGTCACAAAACTTGCCATTGAAGATGAACTTACTAGGCCTTGACTACAGAGTGGCCGTTTACTCGGGAACATAGACATGGCTCAACCAGAACAATATGTAAGCGCACTTAATCCATCTCAGGCATCAACAGTTGTCAGAGAAGAATTGCTTGGCCCTGCTGGTGGCGGGGCTCCTGCAACCGGTGGAAGCATGGGCGGTATGGTAGTTGCTGGCGCTGGTTTGATTGCGTCTTACGGCGCGGCCCAGGCGCAGCAGGCTGCAGCTATCCAGCAGCAGACCGGCTACCTACTGCAAGCACGCGACAACCTCACAGTTGCTGAAGTGCGAGCAGAAATGTCGCAGCAATACGCTGAGATCCAATCTGGCCGGATACTTAAGAAAGCAGAGATTGAGGCACGCAACTATCAAATTGCTGGCAATCAATTGCTAAGGAATCTGCGCTCGGTAAATGCTACAGCTCGGGCCAGAGCTGCTGCCAGCGGTGTTGTGTTTAGCGAGGGAAGTGCAGCAAACATTCAACTTGAGAATGTGCGCAATACCATGTTTGATGTTGGGATTACGGATCTAAATGCGTTAACCGCACAAGTGTTAGGTTTTGAAGATGCTGCTGCATTGCTTCAATCTACTGAATATCAAAACTTCCTTAATGTATTTGCAGCACAGCGACAAGCTGGTCAGTACACTCAAGCAGGAAAAGCGGCGCGTCAACAGGGTGGTTTGCTTGCTAGTGCCACATTGACCCGTGGCGCAATTGAGTTTGCCCAGACTGCATCTAGAGGAACGTAAACATGGTAACCAGAATTGAGCCGCGAGGAATTCAAATAGCAGCGCCAGGCGGTGCGCCAATGGAGCGCGTGGTGCCACAGCAGGTTGACTACATGGTGGCAGCCCGTGAGCAGGCTAGGGAAGCAAGCATAATTGGTGATGTCCTTGATCGTATGTCGCAGACCGTATTTGGTAAGGCGCGTGAAATGGCAAGGGAGGAGGCGCTGCAGTTTGCCGCCACCAATCCAATTACCGACGAGCAATTGCAGTTAGCAAAAGAAGGATTAATGTCGGCAATTCCAGGCGTTGGGAAAATGTCTGGTGATTTCACAGAATTTGGAAGCACGTTAAAAAAAGCACGGTCATTGCAACTGTCTGCACATTTTGAAACAGAAGGGCGCAGTGAGCTAGCCAAACTGCTGGTTGATGTGCAAAACAACCAAGCAAAATCATCTGATATTGCCACTAAAATTGCCGTAATGACTGATGGTTACGCAAAGTCATTGGCGCAAGTTGATAGTGAGGCTGCTATCAAGTTTCGCGCAACGATGGCAACGCATGGCAATACAGTATTAAATGCTGCATACGAGGCAGAGCAAAAGCGCGTTAAGGCACAGCAGGCAACAAAATTTGAACTTGGATTTGATGATTCAATGGCATTGGCTGAGGCAGCCTACACGCGAGGTTTTTGGATTGATACATTGGGCAACAAAAGATCTCCAGAAGATCTTGTTGAATTGATTAGATTGGATATTTTTGCGCAGTCAATGTCGCTTGGTGATGTTGGCATTCAAAAGGAATACAGCCAAAAACTTCGCGTTGGTATACGCAATGCAAAAATAAATGTTTTAAGCAAGCATTTAGTAGAAGATGAATTTATGCGTGACCCAACGGTTACGCTGGAAAAACTTAGAAGCAGACAAATTGGGAAGTTGGCTCCACTGCTAGAAGATTTGTATCTAAATGATGGTGATGCGTATGGCAAGGTTGTCGCCAGCTTTATGCTAGCAACAAATCAAAAAGAAGAAACTGCAAGACGTAAACGTGATGAAACATTAAGAGTAGACAAGGCTAAGGCCATTAATTTGCTTGAGCAGATTTATCCAATTAAAAATGTAAAAGATCCAAAACGTATGGAACTTGTTCGCCAAGTAATGGAGCTAACTCCTGAGTCATTGCCTATTGGAACTATCAAAGAACTTTTGGAGCCAAAAGAAGAAGGGGATGGCAATCCGTCTGCTGAATATTACGCTCTTAAAAGCATATACAAAAATGAAATTAGAAATGAAGATGAGATCGACAGAATACCTGGCTTAAACTTTAAGCAGAAACTTACATTGCTAAAAGCATTCCGCTCAGAAAACAAAACAAGCGAGAGAGAATATGAGTCAGCGTTAAATAAATTGGCTGGCATACCTGAAGATCCAAGCGGCATATTTGTTTTAAATGCAAAGTCTGACGAATGGAAAAAGAAGCAAAGACTGAAGGCCGAGGGTGAGCAGATAAGAGCTAATGCGGCAGCGGAGGGGAAAACCCTTACAAACAATCAAGTTGCAAAACAACTTGAGGAAAACTTAATTAAACGTCAAAACAGCGCAGAAGCAAAAGCTGCAAAAGAGGCGTTAGAGTATTTTGTACTAGACAGGTCTGGCCGAGCAAAGCCAGACCGCGATTGGATTACTGGCCCGATCAATCGGAATACATTACCAGCTCTGCGCCAAAAGGCTGAGGCGACAAAAGACTTGGGCGACCGCACCAAAAGACTGCGCCAGGTTCAAGAGATTGAGCGCCTGATAACAGTATCTGAGGGAATGTGACATGGCATACAGCCCAATTGAGCAGCGGTATATCGACATGGTGGTGGAAGGTTACTTCCCTACCATGCCGACAGAGCCTGCGCCTGCAGCAGAGGAAGCAAGCCTAGAGGGTGTGCAGCTAGCTGCTGGGCCGAGCAAAACGCGCACTGATGCGCCTGCTGGTGCTGGCCTACCTAAAGCGCCAACCACGCCTGATGAGGCTGCTGAGCTGATGCGCAGAATGCCATTGGCAACGCAATCAGAAATGATCATGCGCAGGATTGCTGAGGATCAAAAGGCTGGTGTTGTCGGCGCTGTCATTCCTAAAGATATGACCATGCGTGAAAACATGGTTAGCGGAATGCAGCAAATGCTAATCGACAATACAGGCATGGACAACGCACGCGCACGCAGATTGGCACAGACCATGTTTGGTGGCGAAAGTTCTAATCTGCCTTTGGGAATTGGGCTAATAGACTTAACTCCTTTTGTAATTCCATTAGCGGCGCAAGAAGCTGGCATTTCTGCAGGTGAGGCTAGGGAAGCTGCACTTGGCGGTGAGTATGGAACCGCAGCGCTGAAATACGGAACCGGCGTGCTGCAAGGATTGGATGTTGTGCCTGGTGTGGCAATGGCCAAGACCGGCGTAAAAGCCGCAGGCGAGGCATTAGCACCAGTAGCGGGTGAAATGATTGAAGGCTATATGCGCAAGACCGGCGGTCTGATGGATGCAGTACCACCACAAGACTACATGGGAGCACATAGAGCCCCATCTCGTGAATTTGGCGCATCGCTTGATGACTTGACTGGCGGCGGTCAGATTTACCCTGCCGATGTCTATAGCAAGCAAGGCCCGCGAATTTACGGCACTCGTATGCCATATGATAAAAAGGCTTTTGACATTGCCTACAAAGCCAAGGGCAACCCTGATGCCGAGGTGACGATCTACCGCGCTGTCCCGAGCGAAGTCACAAGTACAGAAATCAATCGTGGTGATTGGGTCGCCATCACCAAAGAATACGCCAAACATCACGGAGATTCAGTGCTGCGCGGTGACTACAAGATAATCACCAAGAAGGTAAAGGCCCGCGACATCTACACGAATGGCGACAGCATCCAAGAGTGGGGCTATGACCCGGCGGTGAAGGAGAACAAGTAAATGGCTATCCCACCTCTTGAGCAGCGTCTAGGTTCTATCCTGCCTGACCCAGCGGCACCGGCAGCCGGTGAGGTTCCGCTTGAGCCGTTTCCAATAGAAGCGCCTGCAGAGTCGCCCGATATGCTGGCTGGCGATCCTGGCTCACCCAGTATGGATGGGATGCAGGTTGCAGGCCTTGGCTCTATTCTGCGCAAGGCAGTCACCAAAGCAGAGCCCAGCGCTGGCCGCCGGATACTGAGCGATGTAACGCCACCAGGCGAATTGCCGCAGGCTGGCAAGGTTGGTCGGATGACCGTAATCCCTGAAGCTGACCAGGCACTAGCTGATAAGGTCAAGCAGGCCACAGAAGCACGCCAAGCTGCTGGCGCAACCAAGGGCAAACCATCACCCACCACCGCAGAGCGTGCTGCTGGTGTACCGGTTGAGCCATTCAATCTATCGCGCTACCAGACTGATGATGCTGCCGCTGTGGTCGGTGGCGTGGCCGATGCGCTCGGCATCAAGACCCAGCGCGTCACATTTGATGAAATCAAGCAAAAGGCAGAAGCCAGCGGTATCAGCGAATCATTCCTTGCCAGGCTAACCACACCTGATGGCGGGATGCTGCCTAGCGCTGTGGATACCTACAAGGCGCTGCAGGTGCTGGAGTCGAGCGCTGTTGAACTAGATCGTTTATTCAAGCTGGTAGATTCTGGCATGGCCACCGATGTGGACAAGTTGGCACTGCGTCAGCAGATTGCTTTCCACGGGCTGGTGCAGAAGGGTGTCAAAGGCATCCAGACTGAAACAGCTCGAGCGCTGGCTGTGATGCGTATGCCACGCGATGGCAAGTCGCAGGCACTGCGTCAGGTGCTGGATGAGTTTGGTGGCGACAACGCGCTGACCGATCTGGCACGGTCTTACATATCGCTAGAAGGTCGCGCAGCCAGAAATGCGCTAGTAGAAAAGTCGATGATGTCAGGTGTCAAAGATGTGTGGATGACAACCTGGATCAATGGCCTGCTATCGTCGCCTGTGACCCACGCCAAAAATATTATGTCCAACTCGCTGTTCGGGTTGTACCAGATACCAGAGCGCTTGGTGGCTGGATTGTATTCAAAGTATTTGCCGCAGAAGATAAGGGCTGGCGAACTGCCGCCCGGCCTGCGCTGGTTTGGCGACCGAGTGCCAGGCAGCGAGGAGGAGCGCATCGAGCTAGACGAAGCATTGACGATGACGCTATCCCTGCGCAATGCAATCGTGGAAGGCTTTGAGCTGGCATCAAAAGCCTGGAAATCAAATGCGCCACAGATGGACATTGCCAGCAAAGTTGAACTCAGCCGCAGACCTATGGAAGGTATGGGCGAATCTTTGCAACGGATGACGGGCGCAAAGCCGGATAGTTGGATTGGCAAAGGTTTGGATTATTACGGCACAGCAATCACTTTGCCTGGTCGTGCGTTGATGACTGAAGATGAATTCTTCAAGGGCGTGCTGTATCGCATGGAAATGAATGCGCAAGTAATTCGGCGTTCAAAGAAGATCTACCGCGAGTCGCTAGCCTCTGGCATGAATGAGCAGGACGCAGTTGCTAGAGCAACTAAGGAAGCCGAAGATCTACTATCTAATCCGCCACGCGATTTAGATGAAGCTGCAATGGAGTTTGCCAAGCAAGGCACTTTCCAAGCAGATCTGCCGCCAGCTCTGGCTAAGTTGCAAAGTGTATTCAATCACCCTGTCGGCAAAATCATCGTGCCATTCTTTAAGACACCGGCCAACATTGGATTGAATGTTGTGGAGCGCACACCGTTTGCTCCGCTGTCATCTCGGTGGCGGCAGGAGCTTGCAGCCGGTGGCCCACAGCGCGACATGGCACTGGCCAAAATGTCATTTGGTTCGTTGGTTCTTACTGGGTTTTCTCTTTGGGCTGCAGAGGGTGGATTAACGGGGCGCGGCCCAGAGCGAAAAGAACTGCGAGATGCTTTGTTGCGTACTGGCTGGAAGCCATACAGCATGAAAATAGGTGACGAATATTACAGCTTCCAAGGCATGGAGCCGATTGGCGCATTAATGGCCATTGCTGCTGACTACGCTGAATATGCCAAGTATGAGCCTGATACAAACAAAATTAAGGAAGTCTTTGTAGGCGCGACCTATGGCCTGTATGAGTACCTAAAAGAGCAGCCTTATTTACAGGGCATTGCCGATGTTGGCAAGCTCATTGGATTTACCGAATCTGGAAAAGTGGATGGCGAAAAGATTGTCAACGGACTGACCAAGCAATTTGGTGCGTTTGCAATTGGCGGCTCTCCGGTCGGAGCGTATAGCTCAACCGTAGCTGCAATCGATCGTTTGCTAGATCCAACCCAAAAAGATACCAAAGCAAATCCAGATTTACCTATAGGCATTCGCGGATTTGTTGAAGCATTTAACGGATACCGCAGCCGTGTTTATCCATTAAGCAAAGATTTGATTGATTTGCCAAATCTGTGGGGCGACGAAATAAAGCGAAGCGAAGGTAAGTTATATGAAATGGTGTCGCCAACCAGAGTGTCGTCAGAACAATTCTCTGAAGTGGATGATCTGCTGGTGGAGATCGGCTCACCAATTGGCGTGCCTGACCGTAAGACATCGTTCACCATTGGCGAAGGCGAGGGGTCAATTTCAGCCGACATAGAAATGACAGCAGAGCAAAATGCCAGATTGTTAACAATCTATGGCAAAGAAACTCCTGCCAAGCAAACTATCCTCGACACCATGAAGATGCCAGGCTTTGAGAGGTTGCCGCTAGATCAAAAACAAAAGTTGGTGCAGAAGGTACATAGCAAGTTTATGAGCTTTGCAAAACGACAACTAATGTCTGAATATCCAGAAATTCAAGAGAAAATTATGGATATTGGCGAGGCAAGAGAATCCTATGGCATCTATTACAAACCAGATTAACCTAGTAAAATTTTGACAAGGAAGGATTATTATGGGCGTGCCAATTAACAATGTGACAAGGAGGGTGGTCTTTGCCGCATCCGGCACCGGCCCGTATTCCTTCACGTTTGAAATCCTGGCGGCAGGCGACGTTGCTGTGTACCGCGACGATACCCTGCTAACGATCACGACCGACTATACGGTAACGATCAACAGCAACGGCACAGGCTTTGTGACGCTGACTGCAGCACCTACTGGCGCGACGCAGATTGCCATCGTCGGCAACCGGACGATCAGCCGCACCACCGACTTTGTGACCGGCGGCGACTTCTTCGCCAATACGCTGAATGACGAGCTGGATCAGCAGACTATCTTCAACCAGCAGAATGCCGAGGGTCTGAGCCGCGCATTGCAGGCACCGCAGACTGATCC